AATGAAAATACAGATTTTTTAAATAAAACTGTTTTATTAACATCAGCAGATTTAAACATGGAAGATGCTGAAGAAGATGATGATGAAGATGATGACGAAGATGACGACGAAGACAGTGACGATGAAGACAGCGATGATGATAGTATTGAAGATATTGATAACGATTTTGATACATTAAAAATAATCGGAGAAGAAAAATCTATTCATTTAGGAGAAGAAATAATAGATCATACACAAGGAAATGATGATGTAAAAATATTAGAATTAGAAGCAGATGGTCTCGAAAATCTTGATGAAGAATTAATTGAATCAATAGTAGAATTAGAAGCAATTGATAATTTACCTATCGTAGCAGATGAAGACTCATCAGATAATGAAGATTCTAATGAAGAATTAATCGATATTCATAGTAAAAGTATTGAAATAGTAGATTATAAAAAATTACCTGTAAAAACATTAAGAGACATAGTTGTAGCCAAAGGTTTAGTTCAAAACGCATCAAAATTAGCAAAAAAACAATTATTAGAATTACTTGAAGGAAATTAAATTATATATATTTATTTTTTATATTAAAATATATATATAAAAATGAGTTGGGCTACTTGTTATTCTGGATCAAATAATATTCATTTCAATTATCCTCCTGTTATGAGTGATGGAAGAAATTATAGTCAATGGCAACATACCGCACAAATAAATAATGAAATAAAAAAACAAGCCAATATTAATTCTAATTTTAAATATAGAGAATATTTAACTAAAAACGCTGATTCTATAATTAAATATAATCAACTACAGGCGTGTAATGAATGTGGTAGTTGCTATTATACTAATAATAAACAAGTTTCAAATAATAATCCTTATTTATTTAAATCATGTGATGATAAATCAGCACCTTATGGTTATGAAAACAGTGATTTAAAAAATGTATATTTAACTAGAGAAAGCTTACAGAACAAAAAATTTGCTCCATCAATTCCTATAGAAAAACAATAAATATATAATTAATAATAATTTCATATAAAAAAATATTCATTAACAATAATATATGAAATTATTAAGTATCGACATTGGTATAAAAAATATGGGAGTTTGTTTATTTGAAATTATTGATAACAATTTTAATATTATTGAATGGGATATATTAGACTTACTATGTGTTCATAAGTGTAATATTGAAAATTGTGAAAGACCAGTTAAATTTTATAAAGAAAATGAATATGTTTGTAAAATTCATGCGAAAAAACATAATACTTTTTTTATAGCTCCCGATGATATAAGCAATATAAATAAAATAAAAAATGAAAAAATAGCAAATTTATATGAATTATGTAATACACATGATATAAATTATAATACTCCTATTACAAAAAGTGAAATACTTAATAAAATTAAAGAATACATTGATGATAAATATTTTAATATATATGAAACAGAAAATTGTAATGAGGTGGATTTAATTAAAGTTGGAATTAATATGAATATTCAACTTAATAATTTTATGAAACATCATAATGACATAAAACAGGTTATTATTGAAAATCAAATTAGTCCAATTGCTAATCGAATGAAAACAATTCAAGGAATGACATCACAATATTTTATTAATAATAATATACATAATATTGTGTTTGTATCTTCATTTAATAAATTAAAACTTTTTACTAATAAAAAATTATCATATAGAGAGAAAAAAAAATTAAGTGTTGAAATCACCACAAAATTTTTAAATGAGACAACGCAAATGAAATCATGGGAGGATATGTTTAATAAATCAAAAAAAAAAGATGATTTAGCTGATAGTTTTTTGCAGGGTTATTATTTTTTAATAAATAAACAATTAATTAATAAATTATTTTAATATATTTATTATGCGGATTACTTAAAATTATATGATATTATTAATTCATAAGAATGTCTGATATTGAAACAATTAATATTGGTGAACTTGATGAAAAGCCGTCTGTAAATTTTGGTTCAGGTATTGAACTATTAATGAATGATAGAAAAAAACGAGAATCTGGTGCAAATACACCCACATCTGATATAAATTTAGGGGATTTACAAGATTTAGAGCAAGAATTAAATGATTTAACAGATAATGATAATAGTGCACCATCAATGAGAGAAGCAAGATCATCTCTTTTTTCTAGTATTCCTACACCATCATCAAATATGAATGTATCTTTTTCTAATAATAACACTAATGATATTGATAATCTTTCTATTGCCAGCTTAAAAGCTGATACTGATTTAAATATTAATACAGAGCCAATCGCCCCTAGTTTTAGAGTTAAAAAGGAACCCACAAATGAAAAAACATGGGATGGATATGGAAAATTTAATGATATTCCAGTTGATCCACAAAAGAATTTATCTAATGTTCCGACTATGTCAAAAGAAGAATTGTTACGCGAAAAATTTAAATATCTTAAAAAGCTTGAAGAATTAGAAAAAAAAGGTGCTGATTTAAGTAAAAAATATACTATGGAATCATCTTTACAAGAAATGCAAGGCGAATACGAATCTATTGTTGAAGCAAAAGAAGTTGATAATAGCAAAAAATTTCAAGGAAAAATGTTAATGGCTTGTATTACTGGTTTAGAATTTTTAAACACAAAATTTGACCCGTTTGACATTAAACTAGATGGATGGTCTGAACAAGTAAATGATAATATTGATGAATATGACGAAATTTTTGCCGAATTACATGAAAAATATAAATCCAAGGCAAAAATGGCACCCGAACTTAAACTGTTATTCCAACTTGGTGGAAGTGCAATTATGTTACATATGACAAATACATTATTCAAATCTAGTATGCCTGGTATGGATGATATTATGAGACAAAATCCTGATTTAATGCAACAATTCACCCAAGCAGCTGTAAATCAAATGGGACAATCTAATCCAGGATTAGGAGGTTTTATGAATGGTATGATGAATGCCGATCCTACACCACCTAGCAATAGAGGACCACCTCCACCTCCTATGAGAACACAGGGACCAGGAGCACCACCAGCACCTCAAAGAAATAGTCGTCCTGATTTAAGTTTTGCTAGAAATAACAACCAAGATGGTATTAGTATCACCGAAACATTTGATGCTGCTGACCCTCCACAAAGATCTAAAAGACAAGTTCGTCCCGAAATGAAAGGTCCATCTGATATAGATGATATTTTATCTGGACTTAAAAAAACAGCAGCGTCATCCCCACAAATTAATGCACAGGCTCCGCCACCATTATCACAACAAGCGGCAACAACTCAAATGTTTAATGTTGTTAATCAAGCACCACCATCATCAGCAAAAGAAGATAATGGTAGTACAATCAGTATTAGTGATTTAAAAGAATTACAAAATACAAATTTACCTAAAAAATCTAAACGAAGAAAAACATCAGAAAAAAATACAATTAGTTTAGATATTTAAGTTATTTATGAAAATTTGGTTGAATATAATAAACTAGTAAAATGGAAAATAAAATGAAAAATAATAACATAGCCAGTGCTTTACTCATGTGTACATCATTTGTTTGTATCATTTGAAAGTAGAATAAAAGACTGCCAATTAAATAGAAATAAACTCCATAATTATTTGTAGCAAAGAATCCTCTTGGAACTATTTTAACACTCATATAATAATATTAAAGATAAAAATATTATTATATCTCTATTCAAAATCAATATCATAATAAAAATTAAATTCTATTTCTATATCCTTAAATGTATCATTTTTATAAATAAATTTAAAATTCAATTGAATACTGTTATTTAATATGGAATAATTAGAAAATATATGTTCCATTTCTTTAAATGTATGATACACTTCTATATGACAAATATCGCATAATGATTTAATTTTTAATAATTCTTTATTTAAATTCATTACAGTTATACTATTTATATTATCCCTTGTTACATTTAAAAAATTTTCATATGCGCTGATTACATATTGATTTATATTAAATATATTATATGTATTATCACTGTCTTGTATTAATTGTTTGGAAAAATTTATAAATTCCGAGTTTTTATATAATTCATTAATATGATAAATTCCATATTCATTACTATAAAATATATTCTTGAATTGTTCCAAAGATAATTTATGTGGTTTAAAATGATATTCTTGCGTCATCACGGAGGTTTCTGTTTTTAATAAATCATTGTTAGGTATATTATTATAACATATTCCAAAATTAAATAAATGATTACTTTCTGATGTTAATGAGTTATTATCTATATTCTCCATTTATTATAATGTAATATTAAAATTCCAATCATCTAACAAACCACCCTCTAATAAATTATTACCTATGTTATCTTCTAATAAATCATAATTTTTAATTATTGTTAATTTATCAAGAATTCCTACTTTATCGTTTTCTAGTGTTTTTAATATTTGTTTCATTTCTAAATATTTATTGATTTTAAATATTTCTTCATCATTATCAATTAAATTATTTCTTGTATCATAACCTTCTAATTTTGTTCCTGCTTCACCATCTAAAAATTTATATATTTCAGTATTATCTAAGTTAATATTTATTTTTTTAAAATTAAATTTACTACACATACCTAACGCATAATTTATAATTAATAATATTACTATCATTAACATTAATATCATCATACATTTATTTAATTTTTATATTATATATTATTATATGTCTCTCTTTATAAAAAATAAAAATGTGTTATTTACATTTTATCATATAGAAAAATGTGCCGGAACATCATTAAGATATGAATTATATAATTATTTTTCTAGATTTATGGATAAAAATTTAATCTTTTTACCAGAAATAAATAAAGTAGGTAATAATATTAATTTAACTAATAACAATATACTTCAAATTACAAAACAAGGTAGAAAATTTATAGAATTTATTAATAATAAATTAATATTTCTTTGTCATATAAGCTATAATGATCGAATATTTTGTTTTGAACCTATGTTTAAAATTACATGTATAAGACATCCTATTTCACGCGTAATAAGTCATTATAATTATTTTGACAGAAAAAATTATAATAATCGAGAATTTGATAAACTTACTAATGAAGAATTACAAAAATGGTTTATTCAAAAAGGAAACTTGACTATATTTAGATTAACATGCAACAGTAATAATTTATTACTAGCAAAACAAAATTTATTAAAGATGAACCATATTATAATTGTAGAAGAATATGATAAAGATCTTCAAGTATTAGGACATAAATTAGAAAAAAGTTTTGGAAATAAGTTTTATCATGTTAATTTAAAAAAAAATATTGGTTTTAAATCGAATTATAAATTTAATAAAATTTTCCTTGAAAAAATTACTTTTTATTTAAAAGAAGAATTAGAATTGTATTATTTTTATAAAAATTGTAGAAGAGCATTTAAAAATATTCTCATTTCATAATAATAATATATATATATTATTATATTATTATATATATATATATATGAAGACCATAATTTTATATGGATTGAGAAGATCTGGAAATCATTTTTTAATTTCAACAATATTACAACAGTTTTCAAATTATGTTCATATGAATAATGTTTCTCTATCATATGATGAATATATTAAAAACAAAAATATTAAGAAAAATAAAGAACGATGTGATGGAAAATGGACTGGATTTAAAGATGTAGAATGTGTAATAATAAGTTTAGAAAATAAAACAATAGATAATAATGTAATAGATAATTTTAAAAAAATAGATAATTGCTATTTTTTATTATTGTTAAGATGTCCATATAGTCACTTTTCTAGTGTTTGGAAAGTCTATAATCAAAATACAAACAGTTTAATAGAAATAATTGAATTATGGAAAATATATGCAAAATATTTTATAGATAATAATAATAAATTTATTAAAGTATTATATGATAAATTCTGCTGTAGTGAAGATTATATGTATAATATAATAGAAAAGTTGGATATTGATAATATAAAAAATATAGATGTAAATAAATATATTAGATTTCAAGAAAGTTCATTTCGTTCAAATTCATCAGAAAAAAAAAAACAATTATATAAAACTTTGGAAAATTGTGTATATCATAATGATGAACAATTTTTAAAATTAGTAAATAATAAAGAAATACATGATTTATGGGAATTAATAAAAAAATAATTGTTTATATATAATGTTGTATGTATTTGAATCATCATTAGGATATAATTGTACTATTAGATTAGGAAAAATATATGATTTTTCTCCTGAAACTTTGAAATATGTATTGGAAATAAATCATGATTTAAAAATATTAAATCATAATTTTAAAGTTCTATCTAGACATGTAAAGCATTTTTTACTTATTAGAAAAATACAAAAATACTTTACACCCCATCATTTATTTCAAATTCAATTAGGTGAAAAAACATTGCGACAAGTTATTAATGAATTTAAAAACAAGCGATTACATTAATATGGCATTCTATACATATCATATTTATGTGCGTTATAATAATTTTTTTTTCTTGTTCTTCTTTTTAATTTTCTTGCCCTTTTTGTTTTATTTTTCCTAGTTCCTCCTGTCTTTGAATATAATTTTGGTGTGGTCTTTTTTTCTATAACTGGCTCTCCATCATTTAAATGTTTGTTGTATTTTTTATCATAATGTTCTTTTAATTCATCTAGAGGTGAATATTGAGATAATAATTTATAACTAATAGCATCTAATGTATATTTAGTGTCCTGACAATTTATTTTATTTAAATCACCTTTTGATATTTGTCCAGGTGTTTTATCTGATAATTTTAAAAATATATTGTACTCATATAATCTAAATTTGTTTCCTTTCCATGTTATTATTTTTCCGACTAGCTTGGGTTTAATCGCATCTTTACATTTTACAATCGTATATGGATTTTCACCTGGAACTAAATAAAACGGTTTTCCTGTCTGAAAAATTAAATCTAATAATAATAATAAATTATTTTCGTAAATTTTATCCGCGAGTGCCTGCTTTTTATTTATTTTTTTATTACTATATTTTCTATTAATTTTTTCTTTAAACATTCTTGAAAATTCAGTGATGCTAATTAATGATTTTAAAAATGTACCATAATTTTTGCTATAATCTGATTTATTAAAAAGTACTAAATCTGAAAAAAACATACAGTTATTTGGAAGATTGGTATTATTTTTAATTAATCTTTCTGGAATAGTTTTATCATTATATTTTACGGAATACGGGACATATTTTGTATGACCTTTCACATTTGTTTTAAAATTAAATTTTATTAAACTTATAATATTATCTGACATAACTAATATATATCTACATTAAATATTTAATAAGGATTTAAATTTTGTAAATTTTTCAATATGTTTTTTTTTCTGTTTTTCTTGTTTTGCTTTTTTTAAAATTTTTAAAGCATCTTCTACTTCTTGTTGACTTATTTTTCCATCATTATTGGTATCAAGAGCACCTTTAATTTCTTTCATAGTTTGTGGTAAAACGCAGAAGCGACTATTCTCGTTAAACGCATAATCTGCTAAAATCACAAAAAGTAATAATACAATCATTGATGTTATAAAATTTCTAGTTGCCATAAAAGCTACACTAAATATCAATAAATGACGACCCATGATCATTTTTAAATAAGCCTCTTGAGTTTTACTAAAATTAACAGCAACATATTTTGACCCTATATTCATTATTAACATGATAATGGCAATAAAAAATTGACTATTATTAATTGAAATAATGCCATAATTAAAATATGATGTAAATTTTTCATATAACGAAAGACTTTTTTTAGCCATAATTAATATATATAAAGAATATAAATTAATTATTAAATTTTTTATAAAGTTTGTCTACTGAATTATATGTTTTTGTTTTAAAATCTTCAACTGTATGTCTAACATTTCTTCGTTTTTTATTAAAATATTCCCTTATATTTGATGTAAATCCTTCCTTTTGATTTAATTTTTCTTCTACTTCTTTTCTACTATTTAAATATGAAAAGAATAGTATTACTATTATTAATACTATAAATTTGATTATTTTATTATAATCCATATAATATAATAAAATATTTTAATGTTCATCTAAAGATGTCATTTTTTCTACTATATTTGAAAAAGGTTCTACATGAGCTGTATCTGTCAATGCCTCTTTGATAATAAAAGAGTCTTTTGAATCTTTTGGCGTAACTGCTTCTCGTTGTTTTAATTGTTCATTGCTGGTTGTCATTGTAAATTTACAATCAGAATCACATGGATTACATTTTTTATTTTTATATTTGATATTAGAAATATCTGTGTCTTTTTTTAATTTACCATTTTTACAATTTTCTTTTCTAAAATTATTATTGCTCATACCTTCAACGAAACCTTCATAATTGTTAATATTTAAACATATATAAAGAACTAAAATTAAAAACGATAATTCTTTATAGCCTACAGCAAATGTTACAATTAATAATAAAAATATTATTTTTCCTAAAGGTGAAGTGCTGAATTCTTTAAGACAATTGGGTTGCATAATTATTAAAGATATTACTAAAACAATTAAAGTATAATATAAAAAATCTTTCATATATAAATTAATTTATTTTTTTTTCAGTACACATTATTTTATTTTTATCTCATTTTTTTATAAGTATGTCAACATCTTTAGGATATTCATTAATTGAAAGTTTTGATAATCAAGAAAATAATAATAATATTAAAAGAAGGAATAAAACTTTAAAAAATCAAAAAAGTAAAGAAGGTATGAAATCAATGGAAAAAGTAAATAATATTCGTGAAAAAATGGGTTTAGAGACTTTTTCAAAATCTTCTGATATTGAAACAATAAATGATAATGATGATGATGAAGGTCTTGCTAATTTTGAGCCTCCATCAAAGCCTATGTCTGCTGGAAGCGAAAGAATGGAGCTAAGAGAAAGTATGGAAAAAACTAGAGAAGAATTCGATGATACCGATGATGCTCCTGTAACAAAGGAAGGCTTTAGTGAAATTAATGGGGGCTATTCTCAACAATATTACGATCAATTTATTCCTTACTATACCAATGCGTCAAATTCTACACCTACTGGTAATGGTAATTTTAATAATAGTGAGATTATGACAAAATTAAATTATTTAATCAACTTAATTGAAGAAGAACATGATGAAAAAAAGAACAGTGTTACAGAAGAGTTGGTTTTATATTGCTTTTTAGGCGTTTTTGTTATTTTCATTGTTGATAGTTTTACAAAGGCTGGAAAATATGTTCGTTAAATATTTTCTATATTTATATTATATGGCTAAATATAGAAAAACTACAATTAAAAAGAGATCTGGAAACAAAAAAACTCACAAAAGAGGCGGTGGATTCCTTAGAAGATTCTGGGGTGGAGAAGAAACGCCTGATATAGAAAATCAATTGTCTAAAACCGGAACTGTTTCTACTGATCTAAAAAAGTCAAAGGATGGG